CGACAAAGCCATTGTAAAAATGAATGCAATTGGTATAATCCAGTGGCGGTGCATACGGTTCCGGCCATTCGTGTTTTTTGGGGGCTTTATGACCCACAAAATAATGGATGCCACGGTATAGGCCACGGCGCTCAAAATGATCAATGATCGGGGGTAGGGATTTTGTCCTGATGTGAAAATATGTCAGACCATTGAGGGATATTTTTCCCCTGGGCATGGCTACGAAATATTTGATGATCTCTTCAGCGATTATCGTTGTCTTTCCGACTCCCCTGCCACCGATAAATATTTTATGCGGGCTATTGGAAAGCTGGATGGCCACCTGGGGATCATTTAAAAAAGGGGCAGGTTTGAGCTTAGTCTGTAACATCTTCATAGGGGGTATCGTCGGCCAAAAGAATGTCCTTGTAATCAGCAATAGGTGAGCTTTCAATCAAAGCCATCACCTTTTCGTTCAGCTCCAGCAATGCCTTCTGCGCTTTAGGATCAATGAGTTTGAAATACTCTGAGTTAAGAAAATTGTAGTTGATTGAAAGCAATTGAACCGGAGGCTGTATTTTTGAGGGGTCGGGAAGATCCATGTCTTCTTTATCAAGATTGTTGGCCTTGGTAATTCTCTCCAGTGCTTTATCTTTTGCCCTGAAATCATTAACAACAGAAGCTTTGCGATAATCTTCAATCGCCCATTGCGTGACCATGTTGCGCAATGCCTGGCGGTCCATCCCACGAACAGGACCGAAACATCGGGTGCAATTGTACACATCACGGTAAGCCTGGACATCTGAAATATTATAAACTTTCATGAGCATTTTGACCACTTCCCGAACAATGCTGTTTTGGTTTATCAGCATGGAATGGGCGGCTTCCCAACGTTCACGGAGTTGCTGATCATGTTCTGATAATTCTGTATTATCCTTCAGGTAATACAGTCTGATCCGCTCAAGTGTTGTTTCCGATATCAGGCTTTTCATACATCATTAGCTTTAGCATTATCGATAAGTTTCATTGCGAAGGTCTGAGCTGGTGAAGATCCATTCTGAGCCAGGTCAAAAATTCCTTTCCTTACTTCAGCTTCACGTTTTAATCTTCCTCGTTGGAATGCCCTGAATACAGGATTATCCTGATCTTCCAGAAGATCGACCAACTGCACCGTGTCCACTTCCAGGATAACGGCAATTTCTTCTTTTGAGAACATCAGCGAAGCATAGGTTTCAACTTCGGTGATGAAGGATTCATTTTGTTCGATCAAAGTCGCTTGTATTTGAGAGTTCTTTTAAAATCCAGTCCCGGTGGAATGCTGCCACCGTTTTATCACAGCACAGAACACCGGCTTCAATGCGGGGGTTCCGTGTATAGTTTGCCGATCCTACCACGCTGATCCCCCAGTGATCATTCTCGATAACTGTTACCTTGGCATGGCACTTGGCCGCTTTGATGTCGGTTGTGATCTTTTGCAGGAACTGAAGTTCTGCCGGTTTGCGGATACCATTTCGGTAATCAAATATGCCCTTGAGTTCAAGGATCAATCCATGTTCAATGAATTGATACAACTGGCGAATGGCATATTCAGAGATTGCCCAGGTAGTGAAATAGACCCTGGCCGGTCCGGTCTGCTCAAGCAAAAAGAAAAGCAGGTCATGTGTTGACCAGTCGCCCAGTGAAGCGTAATGAACACTATGACCATCGGCCACCTGACCAAAGACCTGGTGAAGCTTCTCATTGGCCTTGCCAATAGTGAGAAGATTTGAGCCAGTAAAAGGAACTGATCCGGATTTTGATTTGTCCGGTTTTTTCTTTCCCAAATCTTCGGTGGAAAACAGGCTCATTTATTAAGCCTTTCTGTTATCTCATCCAGCTCTTGTTGATACTTCTCAAGTGTGTTCCGGTTCCTGGCTAGTGATTTCAGTTCCTTTGGATCTTCTGCCAGTCGTTTGTACCTGGTGATGTAAGTACGGACATTGTTCTGCCGTTGGATCAATTCTGCATCACTGAGATCAGAAACTTTTTTTGGTTCATCTGTGGCCGGCGCCGGGGGGAGCACTCCATGTTTTTCATAATGAGCAATCCGCCCTGTGATCTCCATCAGCCGGTCATCAAGTTCCAGAATCTGAAAAGCAATATCCTTACGCTCTTGGGTTTCCCGGTATGGCAGAATTGCATGGAGATTATCCAGCATCTTGTAACACATTTTCTGCGCTGACCGAAGGTTTTCAATGCCGGTAGTCTGGTGCGGAACTTGCGGAATTACATTTGAAATTTCCTGATTTACCTGCGGTTTATTCATTGCAGGAGTATCAATAGAAACCGCTACATGCTTGGCAATTTTTCCAAGCTCGTAAATGAGTGTCAACCGGTTCTTGCCGGTTGCTCCCCCAACGCGCAGTATGCGGCCTAAGTTTGGGTTACGGGCGTATTTCTCATGCAATAACAGCCCGGATGTGTAATCCTGATCTGAATTAAGCCAAACAACAATTTCGTGATCCATACAGCGAAAATATTGATGCAATTGCAGGAATTAAAGGACAAAAAAGCCTGCCGGATCACTCCGACAGGCTTCAACTAACCTACTTATGAAAACAGCTACAAAAGCTTCATTAATTAACCACCAACCGGAGGATTGGGATCCATCAGCAGAACACCTTCATAAAAAGCCATCGGTGAACCCTGTTTGCACAGGAACCCGAACTTGTGGCCTTTATCTTTGTCGATCTCTTCGCCCCAGGTTGTTTCAATGGTCTCAAGGTGCACCAGGTTGCAGGGTTCACCAATCAGGTACCGTTTGTTTGATGCACAGTTCTGAATGATGACAATCCCTTTGAAGTCGATCCCGAAGTTCTGAATCCATTTCTGGACAGCCTTCTCAATACCGGGATAGAATCCTTCCAAACCGATCTCATACCCGCCGCAGTCCTGGTTGGAACCTTTGAGTTTCTTCTGTGATGGTTTGATCGTTCCCTGGGTCATATAGAAACTGTGCATGAATTTCCCGGTCAAAAGCTGGATATCATCTGCAATAGTTACTCCATCGGTATCCCTGGCAGGGAATGTCGCCCAATCAATATCCGCTTCCTGGATCAGGATGATCTCGGATTTTATCCCACCGCCGCCTCCGGCATTTCTTACGGTGGGTTTTGCAAGGTCAAAAAGTGCTATGGTCATGATTTTTTGATTTTAAGGATTAAGCGGGAACATTTGCAAAAACGGCTTCTTCGATGCCAAAGCCAACAGATTCGTACCAGTCGGCAAAAACCTTGATCTGCCGGTCAATGCTTTCAACCGTGATATTTGAAGCTCCGTTATTACGGTTGATCAGGCGGATGAAGTTTTCCTTTGGGGTTGTGAAGATGATATTCTCGGCAGTCATGGAAGGCAGCGGAACCAGGGTTAAGTTTGTTCCTTCAATCACATCCTTCATGCCGGTATAGTTGGTATCCATACCGTGAAGGTCCCGGCGCTTGCGGTGATACGCAGCATACCATTTGCGGGAAAGGAATACATTCATGGAAAGGTCGATGTACAGCGCATCCACATTCTTACCGAAATGTTCAACCTGGTCGAAAATGTTTTCTTCTGTTAACGGTTCCAGCGAAATAAAATTGACGTTGGAATTTCCGGCAGTATGTTTTGCTTTTAAGATGGTGCAGAACCCATCCATCGAAAGGCCAACGGCCTGGGCAGTTCCGTCCACCGGCGCAGCATAGGTGCCGGTACCGATGAGTTTAAGCTCGCGGTTATCCAGAACCTTTGGAAGAATAAGCTGCTCGATGATGTACCGGGTGATTGGCCATACCTTGCGGTCAGAGGCTTCGTCCCCTAAAAAGCCGAGCCAGGTCTCCATGATTTCATCCGGATAGAATGACAGGTCGATCTTGTGCCGGCGCTGTGGAATCTCGATCGGGGTGAACTTTGCCTTCCCTTTCGGGGTCCATGTTTTCTGAAAGCCCTGGACAAGATCATCGATCACGGCCTTGGAAGCCCGGTAAACAAGATCCTGTGAAGCTACCGTGGTCATGTACTTTTCAGACACGGTAGGTTGGGTTAAAAGCCGCAGAATGTCTTTCTGGTTGGTACCGATATAGGTACCAAATGCGGTTTTAAGGTCTTGTAAAGAAATTGTTTCTGCCATTTTATCTTGGAGTTAATTGGTTTTTAATTGTGATTAAGCGCAGTATTCATCAGCGATCTTGTCATGAGCGAAGACCGGTTTGTCATTGCCGCCAGCGATTTTATCTGCTGCCTTAGCTGCAACGGTTTCTTTTCCGGCATCCTCCAAGCGCAAAGCTTCCAGGTCGGATAAAGCTGTTTCCTTGGCTGCCGTTTCAGCAGTAAGCAGGTTTTCCAGTTCTTCATTGCGGGCAGTTACGGTGGCCAGTTGGTCATTAATCTGTTGGATTCGTTCTTCAGTCAACTCCTGGGCATCAAGACTGGCCGGGTCCATTTTGAAAAAGCTTTGAATCGCTTTCCAAGTCATTTTTATCTTCATCGGTTCGGGATTTTTGGTTTCGTGATTGGTTGATTTGATGTTTTTTTCGTTTGCCAGGGAATCGAATAGAGAGATCGCATGATCGAGCGATCCGATTTCATCGATAAGCCCCAGGGCAATCGCCTCGGGGGCGAAATAAATTTTACCGGTCAATGTTGAGTCTTCAACTGCAGGCCGGTTGGTTTTAATGGAGGATAAGAATTTGTTGTTGATCACATCCAGGACATTCTTCTGGTAGGCTTCATAGTTTCCATCCAGCACCTGGTTAAAGTCTTTGTTCTTATCCACCGACAGACTTGCATAGACTTCATGGAATTTCACTCCCTGTGCTTCAAGGGCAGGTTTGAGGTCTTCAACCATGAGCATCGTTCCAATGGAACCGATGCGATCAAGGTCAGAGCTTGCGATGATCTTTGATGCCCCGGATATGATCCAGTAAGCGGCGCTTGCTGCTATTCCTTCGATGTATGCAACCACCGGGGTTGTGGAATTACTGATGGCGTCAGCCAAAAGATCGGTTCCGGTGACCTGGCCACCGGGACTGTCCACAACCAGGAGAATGCTTTTAATGTTTGGATTCTGATCAGCAGATTTTACATCCGTTAAGATCGACTGCGTACCCCTGGGTCCGCAGGGCTGATCGTATTTGAGGATTTCCGACCGGATTGGAATGACGGCAACAGACCCTTCAGGAATGTTGGTATCTGTAAATCCGAATCTTTGTTTTTGATCTCCTGTGCCGCTGATCACATACGAGCGGTTTCTTTCACGAGCGATTGCAGAATCACTTTCACTGAAGCTTTCTCCTTTGATGAGCGAAAGCAAAATCGAAGCATAAGCGGCTGATCTTTCATTGGAGATCAACCATGCGCCGGAGAATATTTCTGCTAAGATGGGATTCATTGTACCCTTTTATGAGGGTACAATATTATAATGGTGTGTCGGGCAAATAAAGGACTGAAAAGAACCGGGGATCAATCCTGGTTCTCATCTTCAATAGTGATACCGGTCGGGGGTTGAAGGAACCCGGCAGGCCTGGAGAACTCGCCTGAGAAAAGCAACTCGTAACCGTTGAATGTTTCCATTGCTGCGGGTTTGAGCAGCTTGTTGGTAAGTTTCATTGGGATGTCCATTGTTCCCAAAATACGGATCGTGCCGTTTTTGTCGCCAACTTTAAGGATCAGCCGGCGACCGGTCATGCGGAAGAGATCGGCTTCAAC